AATTATGAATGGTCATGCTCGAATGGCTATTGACAACTTAGCACTTTCAGGATCACTTGTATTTGATGTAGATGAAACTGCACTGGTAGGTGGTCAAAGTATGGAAGTATATCCCGGAAAAGTTTTTAGAAGACAAGCTGGAGTTCCCGGAACTGCAATAAATGGACTTAAGTTTCCAAATACATCCACAGAAAATATGATGATGTTTGATAAATTTAGACAGCTTGCAGATGAACAAACAGGTATACCAAGTTACTCACATGGGCAAACAGGTGTACAAAGTATGACAAGAACTGCTTCAGGTATGTCAATGTTACTTGGAGCAGCCTCTTTAAATATAAAGACTGTAATAAAAAACTTAGATGATTTTTTATTAAAGCCTTTAGGTGAATCATATTTTCAATGGAATATGCAGTTTCTTGAAAGTAAATTAGGTGTAGATGGAGATTTAGAAGTAAAAGCAACAGGTACAAATAGTCTTATGCAAAAAGAAGTACGGTCACAAAGACTTACTATGTTTTTACAAACTGTACAAAATCCTGCAGTTGCTCCATTTATAAAAATGAATAAATTAATTTCTGAGTTGGCATACAGCCTAGACTTAGATCCAGATGAACTAATAAATGATCCAGAAGAAGCTGCGATCATGGCACAAATTATAGGTATGCAAAATGGACAAACAACTGGCGAAGAAACTCCTACCCCTGATCAACAACAAGGAGGCGTGGGAAGCCCTGAAGCTGTACCTCCACAGCCGCAAGAGCTTGGAGCAACAGGTACTGGCGGTGGCAACATCGGAACTGGAGTTGTTCCGCAGTCAGGGGAAACTGAGTTCTCTGGTACTCCTAGAGCAGTTGAAGGATAAAGTTATTTCGACACTTAATGAAAAAGAGATTTAGTATATGAAAAAATCAGCAATAAAAAATAAAAAACCACGTAATCGAAATAAATCTTCTATGTTATCTTCTACTGATAGAAAAAAATTTGGTGTAGGAAGTAAAGTAGTTGAAACAGGTTTAATATTAAAAAACGTTATTTCAGATGCACTTACAAAAAGTAATGAACAATTAGCAAAAACGTTACCTAGAGACATAGGCGCTATATACAAAGAATCAGAAAATTTAGCGGCTGAAGGTTTAAAGGGAAAAAAATTACACGAAACAACTCTTGAAAATGTATATGGGTCAGACTGGAAAAATACTTCTCCTTACACAGATAAGCACGTAGGAGATATACGTAAAATTGAAGCACAACGAAGAGGTGGTGGTAAAACAATTTCTGATGATGCTTCACTAGCGGCTAAGGCTGCTGATGAAATCAGACAAATGTATAGAGCTGTTACTACAGAAGGCACAGTTGGTCAGAATATAAGGTCAGAGGGGTTTGGAGAAGGGCTACCTGTAGATAGAGAGTCACGAAAAAAAGCTTTTAAAATGTTAGGTTTAGGAATTGCTGGAACTGTTGGTACATATGAAACTAAAGAAATGGCTGATAAAGTTATAGCAAATTTAAAAGCCTCTGGAATAGATCCAGAAGAAGCTACACCTGAACAAATTAGTAAAGCCGAAACACAAGCAATGACAGCAATTGCTGGAGTAAGCGATAAAGTTGCACAAGATAGAGCAGAACAAGATAGATTATTTAGTGAAGCTTTTTCGGCTGGAGCAGCAGAGTTTGTACATAATGGAAAAATATATGCTGTTCAATTTAAAGAACAAGACATTACTCCAAAAAAAGATAGTAAAGGTCGTATATTTAGATATATTCCAGAGCTTGAAAGAGCGCTTCCTGTTGACCCTGAAACTAATGAAGTTATTTTTGAAACTTCAGATCCAATGCCAAAAGATGAAAAGAATGAAGGTGGTTTAATAGGTAATCAAAGTAAAATAGCCAAACAAGCTGGAGATCCTAACAAAATTGAAAAAGAAGATTTTGCCGCACTAAGAAATCAAAATCAAGCAAGGCAAACAGCGCAAGAAGGTGGAGCAATGAAAATGCCACCAGAGTTAACCACCGAAACTCCAACAGAAGAAACTGTAGCAGAAGACCAACCAGTAGATACTTATCCAAATGCTACGCTAGAAGAAATAAAAGCAGCAGATCAAAGACCTGATGCTGAAATGGAAGATAACTACATGGAGTTCGTATTAAGCGAATCTCTTAATGAAGAGGAACAAGATTATTTAATGAATACTTTAGAAGGTGATCCACAACTAAGCATGATATTTGACAAGGTTGTAGAAACAGCTTCAGAATTTTCAGGGTCAGGCGAAGTTACTGGCCCCGGAAATGGTTTATCCGACTCAATACCTGCAAGATTATCAGATGGAGAGTTTGTGATGACCAAAAAAGCAACAGACCAAATCGGAGCCGATAACCTGCAACGCATGATGGACGATGCAGAACGTGCTTTTGATGGTGGTATGATGCGAGAAAATCGTCAACTCGGAGGTCTTATGGCTAACGATAGAGGCGAAACAGAACTAAGACAAGCTGATAGTACAGATGATGAGATACAAAAACTTATGAGTCTTAAAGCTAATAAAGCACCAAGTCTTAGTTAATTTAAACCAACGGCTACCTTGACAGGACAAGCCCCATAAATTTTTTCACAGGCCAAAAGAAAGAATTAGCATGGCTACCTTGTAGAGTACAAGCCCCGTAGGAGATATATTATGAGTGAAGTAACCCAAACACAAGAGGAAGAAGCGAATCCGTATAACATGAATAAACCTTGGCATACGCCAGATGGTGAAAAAGTAAATACTGCGGATCAATTGTTTTTTGAAAAACCAAAGAAGGCTACCCAAAATACGGCCCCTGATGAGGAAGGAGAAGATGAAAAGACTCCCAAAAAACGAACTAACTATAAAAAAAGATACGATGATCTTAAACGTCATTATGATGAAAAGCTTTCTGAATTTAAACAGAGGGAGCAGGAGTTGCTGGCAACCGCTAGACCCCAATACCAAGCCCCTAAAACTCAAGAAGACTTAGAAAAATTTAAGGAAGATTATCCTGATTTATATGACACAGTAGAGACTGTCGCACACTTACGAAGTTCTGAACAAGTAGGTCAAATTGAAGCAAAACTAAGTGCAATACAGGAGCGTGAAGCTCGTATTTTACAACGTGAAGCTGAAGCTGATATACTTGCAAAGCATCCAGACTTTCCTGAACTCAGGAACTCTGAAGAATTTCATACGTGGGCTGAATCGCAACCAGAGCAAATACAAGAATGGGTATATAAAAATCCAGATAATGCTCAGTTAGCGTCAAAAGCTATTGATCTTTTTAAACTTGAAAATGGTTACAAAACTCAAACTAAATCACGGTCTAAACCTAAAGGTTCAGCAGCAGATATGGTGTCTACAAAGACAACTGCCGTAGATGCAAAGCAACCTAAGATTTGGACTGAAGGGGAAATCGCTGCGATGTCTCTTGATAAGTTTGATAAGTATGAAGCAGAAATACGAGAAGCTATATCAGAAGGCAGAGTAGTAAAAGGTTAATTACTCACTAGGAGGATATTTAAATGGCTAGTAATACTTCAGACCAATTTTTTGAGCCAAGTACGGATACCAATGCTAACTTTGGTAACTCTGTAAGTGGCCAAGCTAATTCATTCTTTTTACCAAAAGTTTATTCCAAACAGGTTTTAAACTTTTTTCGTAAGGCTTCTGTAGCCGAAGCGATCACTAACACAGACTATGCTGGTGAAATTGCAAACTTTGGTGATAGCGTAAGAATTATCAAAGAACCTGTAATCACTGTTGATCAGTATGAAAGAGGACAGGATATAACTGCAACTAAGTTAACTGACCAAGAAGTTACTTTGGTTGTTGATATAGCAAACGCATTTAAGTTTATAGTCGATGATATTGAAACTCAAATGTCCCACGTTAACTTCCGTGACGTAGCAACCTCTTCAGCAGCTTACGCATTGCGTGATGCTTTTGATGCAGGTGTAATTATTTCTATGTTTGCTGGAGTTTCCAGCTCAAGCCCAGACCATATACTTGGTTCAGACAATGCGACTGACCTTGCTGCTGGTACGTTTGACGGAACAGGTAACTTAGACATTGGTTTTGGTTCTAACGAACATGACCCAATTGATGTTATGGCAAAAATGGCTAGACTGCTTGATGAACAAAACGTACCTGAAGAAGGACGTTGGTTCTTAGCAAGTCCTGACTTTTATGAAGTGCTTGCTCAAAGTGCTTCTAAACTTTTGTCAGTAGACTACAATGCTGGTCAAGGTTCAATTCGTAACGGACTAGTATCTTCTGGTAAGTTGCGTGGATTTAATATGTATAAGACAAACAACATAGCGGCTACTTCTAACGCTGCTGGTAAATGTTTGGCTGGTCATATTTCTTCTACTGCTACTGCTCAGACTATCACTAGCACTGAGGTTCTCCGTGACCCTGATAGCTTTGGAGACATAGTACGTGGACTACACGTTTATGGAACTAAAGTTCTTCGAGGCGAAGCACTCGTTTCAGCGTTCTACGGAATTGACTAACATGGTAAGGGGGCTTAATTGCCCCCAAACCTTTTTGGAGATTTTTATATGCCACAATTAGGATCAGATGAAAAACCCATTGTAATGCACACAGGAACGATTGTTAGTAAAGAAAGTCGTTATCGTAGAGGATTTGATAAAAAAAAGTATGATGAAAACTATGATCGTATTTTTCGTAAAGATAAAAAAGATGTAGAAGAATGTATATGCTTTGATGATCTTGATACGTCTTGTGAATGTAATTAGTAAAAATAAATTAGAGGATATTTAAATGTTAATAATGCCAATGATGGAACAACCAAAACCTGAAGAAACTAAACAAGTTAAAGAAGGAATTGAAAATTACACAAGTATTTATGAATTAGAAAATAAATTTTATAATGCTGGTAAAACTCAAGGTTCTAGGTTTAGTATGGAACAACGTATTAAAACTTCTTTATAATGGCAACTACATACCTTCAATTAACAAATGAATTATTAAGAGAGTTTAATGAAGTTGAATTAACCTCTTCTAATTTTTCTTCGGCTGTAGGAGTTCAAAGTCATATTAAAGACTTAGTTAATCGTGCATATTTTGATATGGTTAATGAAGAACCCCAGTGGCCTTTTTTAGCTACAGGAGAATCAGGGTCAACTGATCCTATGTATGGTAATACTTTTGTAGAAACAGTTGCAGGTACACGTTGGTATGAACTTAAAGAGTCTTCAAGTAGTATTGTAGATGATTTTAGTTATGTAGATTGGGATAATTTTTTATTAACAACAGTAGGTGTAAGTGGAGAAAGCGCACCACATACAGTACGTAATTTACGATTTACAACTATAGAAGAATGGAAAGATTACTTTCGATTAGCACAAAATAAAGATGATGCTGATCAAGCAGAAGGTGGTACACCTAACAGAGTAATTAAAAGTCCTGATAATCGTAAGTTTGGATTATCTCCTATACCTGATAAAGTATTTCGTATTTACTTTTACGCATATAATTTACCTACAGCACTATCAGCTCATGGAGATAATATAGTATTTCCTGATTTATATGTTCCAGTTTTAATCAATCGTGCAAGATATTATATGCACCAATTTAAAGATAATCCTCAAGGTTCTGCATTTGCATTAGAAGACTATAGGCGTGGTCTTAAAACAATGAAATATCATTTAATGGAGCCTACACCTAACTATGTAAAAGATGATAGGATAAGGTTTGTTTAATGGCTAGGTCACAACCATACGCTATACCTTTAACTGGTGGATTAAATAAAAATGTTAATCAATTTCAACTTTTAGCACAACCCGGATTTGCTCGTGAACTAGAAAACTTTGAAGTTGATACAGATGGTGGGTATAGAAGAGTAAATGGATTTTCTGTTTACGGAGGTTCTGATGCAGTAAGACCAAATAGTACTAATGCTATCACTGGTCTTTTTCTTTATGCAGGTGGTTTAATTGTAGCAAGTGGTACAAATATTTATTTTACTTTAGATGGAACTTCATATTTACTTATAAATCGCAGTAGTGTTTCTGCAAGTGGTGATAACTTTAGTACATTTTCAGGACGCTCTACAGCTACAAGAACTAATCAAGGACAAGTAAATTTTGCTCTTTATGAAGGCACAACAGAACACGGTGAGCTTTTAATTACAGATGAAAGCGGTAGTTCAAAACCATTATATATTAAAATAACAGGAACTGGAGCATTAAGTAATCGTACATTTTTTGTAAAAGATGTTACTATATCAGGTAGTCTTACAGCAAAGATAGGAGTAATACATGACAAACACTTTGTAGTTGCTGGAGATTCAGATAATCCTAATACAATTTATTTTAGCGGAACAAATGATATTGATGATTTTACAAGCACTGGTTCTGGTAATGTAGTTATTGAAGATAAAATTGTAGGATTAAAAACATTTCGTGATGACTTAATTATATTTTGTTTAAATAGTATTCATAAACTATCAAATATAAATAATAGTTCAACAATAGCGGTTACTCCCATAACTAAAAATGTAGGATGTTTAGCAAATGGTAGTATACAAGAAATTGCTGGTGATTTAGTATTTTTAAGTCCTGACGGAGTGCGAACACTTGCTGGAACAGTAAGAATAGATGATGTAGAGTTAGGATCTGTAAGTCGTGCAATACAACCTATAATACAAGATATTGTAAGTAATATGGAAAGTAATATTATTACAAGTTGTGTTATTAGAAATAAATCTCAATATAGATTATTTTATACAACTACATCACAATCTTCATCAATTGCAAAAGGAATTATTGGAACAATAAGAGACAAAGGTTTTGAATGGGCAGAAACTAAAGGTATTCAAGCAAGAGCAATAACTTCAGGATTTGATACAGATAATAACGAACAATTTTTTCATGGTGATAATAGTGGATTTGTTTATAGCCATGATACAGGTAATTCATTTTCACATGAAGGTTCTACATCAAATATAGAAGCTACATATCAATCTCCAGATTTTGACTTTGGAGACTACGGAACACGTAAAACAATGAACTATGTTAAAATATCTTTTTCTCCAGAAGGAACTTGTCAACCTACATTAAGAGTTAGATATGATTATGAAGATACAAATGTTCCTCAACCAAGCGATTATACAATAACAAATGTAAGAGTGCCAGCAGTATTTGGTACTTCTTTATTTGGTACAGGAGAGTTTGGAGGGACAAAAGATCCGATGATACGACAAGTAGTGCAAGGCACAGGTAACACAACAAGTTTTAGAATACGATCAATTGATCAAAATCCTCCGTATGCACTTAACGGATTGTACATAGATTACACGCCAATTAATAGGAGATAGTTTAGATGGTAGCTTATACAAGACAAAGCACAATTACAGATGGCGATACAATTACTGCTGCATTATTTAATAATGAATATAATCAGCTTTTATCTGCATTTTCGTATGCTTCTTCAGGAACAACAGGACATAAACATGATGGAACTGCTGGAGAAGGGGGCAACATTCCACAAATAGGCGATCAAGATTTTTTAAATAAAATTGTAACTGATAGTACTAATAATCGTTTTGGTATTTTTGTAGAAGTATCTTCCAGTGCAGTAGAACAAATACGAATACAAGATGGTGCAATTGTACCCGTAACAGATAATGATATAGACTTAGGAACAAGTTCATTAGAATTTAAAGATGCTTTCTTTGATGGTACACTAACAACAGATGCACTTGTTGCAGATACTGCTGATATAAATGGTGGTACAGTTGATGGAGTTACAATAGGAGGTTCTAGTGCAGGAGCTATAACAGGTACTACAATTACAGGTACAAGTTTTGTAATTGGTTCTGCAGATATTAATGAAGCAGAATTAGAAACTATAGATGGCGTAACAGCAGGTACAGTTTCAGCATCAAAGGCTGTAATTGTTGATTCTAATAAAGATATTTCTGGCGCACGTAACGTAACTATTACAGGAGAGTTAGATGCAGCTACTTTAGATATAAGTGGTGATGTAGATGTAGATGGTACACTTGAGGCAGATGCTATTACTGTAGATGGTACAAGTTTAGCTGAAGTAATTTCAGATACAGTAGGAGCTATGGTAGGATCTAATACAGAAACAGGTATATCTGTTACGTATGAAGATGGGGATAATACATTAGATTTTGTTTTAGGTTCATCGCAAACTACAATATCTTCTTTAACAAATACAAGTTTAGTTGTAGGTAGAGATGCAGATAATCAAATAAAATTTGATACTGATAACGAAATAACTTTTAGAGTAAGTGCTGGTGATGGAGTTGTGTTTAAAGCTAGTGGTGAAATAGAAGCAACAAGTCTTGATATTAGTGGTGATGTAGATGTAGATGGAACATTAGAAACTGATGCTTTATCTATAAATAGCACAGCAGTAACAAGCACCGCAGCAGAACTTAATATTCTTGATGGTGTAACAAGTACTACAGCAGAACTTAATATTCTTGATGGCGTAACAAGCACCACAGCAGAACTTAATATTCTTGATGGTGTAACAAGCACCACAGCAGAACTTAATATTTTAGATGGTGTAACAAGCACTACAGCAGAACTTAATATTCTTGATGGAGTTACTGCTAGTGCAACAGACATAAATCTTATAGATGGTATAACAAACGGAACTGTAATAGCAAGTAAAGCTATAATTACAGATGCTAATAAAGATATTAGTGGTGGAAGAAATATAACTATTAGTGGTGAACTTGATGCTGCTACATTAGATATATCAGGTGATGCAGATATTGATGGCACACTTGAAGCAGATGCAATAACAGTTGATGGAGTTACTTTAGCAGAAACTATTTCTGATACTGTCGGTGCAATGGTTAGCTCTAATACTGAAACAGGAATTTCTGTTACTTATCAAGATGGAGATAATACTTTAGACTTTGCGCTTGATGCTGCTCAAACTACTATTACATCTTTACTTGCAACTGATATTAAAATAGGCGAAGATGACCAAACTAAAATAGATTTTGAAACTGCTGATGAAATACATTTTTATGCAGCAAATGCAGAACAAGTATTTGTATCAGATGGCGTTTTTGGGCCACAGACAGATAGTGATGTAGATTTAGGAACAACTTCTACACGTTTTAAAGATGCGTTTATTGATACTGTTACAACAACAGGATTGATTACTTCAGGTTCTAATTTAGTAATTGCAAATGCAGGAAATATTGGAAGTGTAGGAGATACTGACTCAATAGCTATTGCAAGTGATGGAGTTGTTACATTTTCACAAGCACCTGTTTTTCCAAATGGTTCAATTAATATTTTAGATTTAGATATTGATGGTGGAACTGATATTGGCGCAGATATTGTAGATGCAGATTTATTTATTATAGATGATGCTGCAGGAGGCACTAATAGGAAAACAGCC